TGCCTACCTATGGCGTGACCTATATCCACGACGGCGCGCGAAGCATCAAGTTCTCATTCTCCGCATGAATGGCCAAGAACCTGGCCGCCTCTATAGGGGAATACACCTATATTGGCGATGAAACGCATATCGGTAAATGGGTCACGATCGGTAAATACTGCTCGATAGCTAATCTCTGCACAATAGGCGCGCCACAGCATGCGATGGCACGTCTTACTACCCACCCATTCCATGAGTTCGATACCAAGCCCACAACAATAGGCCATGACGTATGGATCGGCGCCAATACGGTCGTGATGTCTGGGCTAACAATCGGAACCGGCTCCTGCATCGGGGCCGGCTCTGTAGTTACGCGCGACGTGCCACCTTATGCCATAGCCTACGGCAATCCTGCGCGCGTGAGACGCTATCGCTTCAAGCCGACGATCATAAAGGAATTGATCGAGAGCGAGTGGTGGAACTACCCGCACAATAAGATCACGGCAATAAGTCCAGAGGCAGGACCATTGGAGGCGCTTAGGAGCTTGCGTGGAGACTGATACCGATTATCTCGAAAGACGCATAGGCGGCAAGCTAAACAGACTAATTGAGTTCCCCCGGTACTTCGAGATTGAGACTGTGAATGCATGCAACGCCAAGTGTCCCATGTGCACCATTGCGGACTGGAACCGCAAAGATGGAGTAATGAAGGACGCGCTATTTGAAAAGATAGCCGCAGAGATCCAGGAGCATGTGGGCGAGGTAACAAGGGTTCATCTCTATCGCGATGGCGAACCACTCTTAGACAAGAAACTACCGCAACGCATTAAGCGCATGAAGGACGCGGGAGTTAAGAAGGTTGGCATATCAACCAACGTAGAATTGCTAGGCGAGGAAAAGGCCACCGCTATAATGCTGGCCGGCCTCGATGAGATTATCCTTTCCATTGATGGCACAACGGAAGAGGTGCATGATAAAATCAGGGTTGGCCTCGATTTTGAGAAGGTAGTTCACAACGCGCGCAAATTCTTTTACCTGCGCGATATGATGGGCTCAAAGTGTCAAATCCGCGTGAGAATGGTAGGTCAGGAACTAAACCTGCATCAATGGCCCGACTATCAGCGCGAGTGGGGCAAGTATGTATCAAAGCATGATACAATTGAACTCCATCATCTGCATAACTGGGGCGGGCAATTAAAAGGCTTCAAGAGCCAAGGCGACACCGAGCGGCCATGCATAGCGTTATGGTCGCTAATGTGTATTTTTGCGGATGGCTCTGTGCCAATGTGCAATGTGGACTACAACAAGAAATACCCGCTCGGTAATGTCAAAGACAGCTCAATAGCAGAGCTGTGGCAATCCCACACACAAAACAGCCGGCGCATAGTCCATCTGGATCACGGGCGTAAAGACATCGACCTATGTGCCAATTGCACGGTCTGGAGCGAGCGTAGAGACAACCCCAGCAGCGCCGGCCTTGGCTAGTCTATTGGCTATTGTCTCGCCTATCATCCCGTGCACCCCGCGCTTGGCATAGCGCCTTGAGGTTCGCGGGTGGATACCAAGGCGCCTTGCGGCCTCTACCTGGTTCCACCCCAAGGATCTGATAGCGTCTTTATATTGCTCTGCGGTCATAATAGGGTGTTAATCGCCGGTTGCAGCCTTTGCGCGGCTATTGCGTAGCTTTCGTACGGTTAGACTATCTAGGGATGCGCGTATTCTCTTAGTCGGGTAGCCGCGTGCGTCCATTTCATCCAAATGCGGTTTCCACATTGCCCGATAGTCTATGATGAATTGCTCGTCTTTTTGGTCCTCCCGTATTGCGGCTAACTTAGCCTCAAGTTTCGCACTGCGAGCTGCGGTCTTGGCGACTGCGGTATGGTAAGCGGCCATTTGGCGCTTTAGCATTTCGTCAATATCGTTCATGTGGCCTCTGATAAGCTGTTAACTGCCTTTGGTGACTTTTAGTCCATCCAACCATCGTTATAGCGACACTCAATCCCGCGCGATTTGAGGAAATCAATAGCGGGCTGCACTGACCTTGAGGCGCTTAGGTTGCCCTGAACCCAAGAGCAATGGACAAGGTTGCGGGTCTTGGCAACGCGCTGACGAGGCCCGACAAACCAAATTTCGATGCCTTTGCCGCCGCAGCAAGTGCCATGGTCGGATGACCCCTGCTTAATCCACTCATTGAGCCAAATTTGCTCGGCGGCCTTGGCCGAATCGGTAAGGAAATCCATATCTTTGGCGTCATAGGCACTAACGCGCTCTGGATTGCTGGTATAAAACTTTGGAACGGTTTTCATATCAGTCTCCCGTAGGTTAATGGGTTGTTAGCGTAGAACTTTGGTAAAGTCGGGCGGCGATCCATCCCAATTCACGACGCGGAAACCGTGCCAGCCGTCTTGAGAGGCGCGGGACTTGATCCGCTCTATTTCGTCAGCCGTCTTACATTGGGTTGATAGGACTTGCTCATAAAGCCTATCTGTTTCGCCTTTCGGCAGACCCCAGATGTGTATTTCGTGTTTCACGGCATTATCTCCTAGTTAAGTGCTTATGAGTGGATTAGGCGGCCGAAGTGATTAGCTGCCTCGTATCTATCCCTATAGCGACGGCCTTGGATTGCCCCGCTATAGTCTGTCCACCGCACGGCATAATAACCGTCCGTCCATCGTGCGACTGATCCGGCCGGTTCATATCCCGCCGATGATTCGACAAACCGAACCATTGCCCTGACTTTGTTGGAATAGGCTTCGTCAATCTGAGTGACCTTGGCTGATTCATCGGCTGAGAATGTTCCGTATTCGGCTAACTTGGTCATTTTCATTCCCCTATTCGTTAATGAGATAGTGCCTTCAATACCGCCGCCCGTAAGCGGCAGGGATCAAAGCACTAGGCTGTTAGTTCCGTCCAAACGACCACGAAACCATCGTTTGTCTCTGAGAGGCTAACCCGCGCCACATCGGCAAGAGTCGGGAACTCGCGGCGGTCATCGTCATTCACGTCAAAGATAGCGGTCTTGCCGTCATCTTCATCTGCGCCACCATTTAGAAGTGCATCGTAGAAGTACGGGGCATAAACCGGTTCGCCCTCGAATTTACCAGGCGAGCAAATAAACTCGCCATTATCGTCTAGCTTGTATTGCTGGCTGATTTCATGGCGCGTCATTTTCGTGGTCCTTTCCGTTAATGAGATAGAACTAACTCTCAGGCACATATATAGGACACATCGCCCTATAGGGTCAACTGTCCTATAAAGAACGAAACAGCAACCAAATACAAACACACAGGCAACATCAATCACGAATGCGTGATAATATGTTACAGAGGCCAGCATGAGCGACATACAAGAGACAAAGCCAAAGCGCTCGCCTGCCGCTCACTTGCCCAAATGGCAAAAAGGCCAAAGCGGCAACCCAATGGGAAGGCCCAAAGGCACAAGGCATAAATTCAGCGAAGCCTTCCTGACAGACTTTCTTGCCTCATGGGAGAAACACGGTAAGCAAGCACTCGAAACAACCGCACGCAAAGAGCCAAGCGTTTACCTGCGTGTAGCCGCAACGGTATTGCCTAAAGAGGTTGAAACTACAGTCCGCGCCGAGCTCGACGGCATGAGCGATAGCGAACTAAGGACAATGATCCAACGCGAGCTAGCACTTAGCCAAGGTCAGCCAGTGCCACCTGTCATTGATGTCACGCCTAACCCATTGGATACACTAGAGAAGCCATTGCACACTCTGTCACAGTCTGTGTCCGTTAAACAGTGATTAACGAGCGCGCGCCGGCCTAATGAGGGCGGCCCCCGCCGGGTACCTCCAAAAGTCGAACCCACCCCCGGCCTAGACTGGGGCCCCACACACCAAGTACCGGTTATCTAGGCTTAAGTACCGGTTATCTGAGTAAGTCCCCGTACTTATGGACCCCCCTTTTTCTATAGACACCCCTAACGTCCGTGTCGCGCAATATTCTTTCTATCGGCTCGGGACCACTCGCAATAAAATTACAATGGAGGATACGGTGCTGACAAAGTTAGCGCTCGCCGCGGTGTTCATCCCGGCCATTATCGCGACTGCGGTGTGGAATGCGGTAGTTCCTGTTCCTCCGGCCAACAAGCGCGGCCGGTTATCCAATCCACATCCTGACGACTGAGAGTGTCTGAGAACCTGGCGGGGCTGGCTGAGGCCGCTCTTCAGCTACGCAACAGGAGGATCAGGGGGTCATTGGTCGACTGGTGCCGGCATGCGGGGTATGAGCCGGCAAAGCATCACAAGCTGATCCTGGACAAGCTGGTTGCGGTCACGAGGGGGGAGATTGACCGGCTGGCGATCTTCATGCCGCCGGGTAGTGCGAAGAGCACTTATGCGAGCATCCTGTTCCCGGCGTGGTACTTCGTCCATCACCCGGATGCGTGCCTAATCGTTGCGTCTCACACACAAGAACTGGCCGAGAACTGGGGACGCCGTGTACGCAATCTCATCGGGGTCCATCAGAACTTGCTTGGCTACGGGCTGGCGCAGGACTCAAAGGCTGCGGGACGGTGGGAGACGAATACTGGGGGTGAGTATTTTGCCGCTGGCGTGGGTGGGTCTATTACTGGGCGGCGTGCTGATCTTGTTGTCATTGATGATCCTGTCCGCAGCCGAGAGGATGCAGACTCCGAGGTCGTGAGGGACAAGACCTGGGAATGGTACCAGGCGGATTTGTATACCCGCCTCAAGCCGGGCGGGAAGATAATCGTAATTCAGACACGGTGGCATGAGGATGATCTCTCCGGACGACTTCTGGAGCGCATGCAAACTGGCGGAGATAGATGGGAAATTATATCTCTGCCTGCCATTGCCGAAGGAATGGACCCTCTTGGACGCTCTCCAGGAGAAGCCCTCTGGCCAGAATGGGAGCCACTCGACCAACTAGAGCGCAAGCGGCTCAACATGCCGCCCCGCAACTGGACCGCGCTCTACCAGCAAAGGCCGGCGCCGGAAGAAGGCGACTACTTCAAGGCAGCCTGGCTGAAACCCTACACCAAGGCCCCACCTTTAGAAACCCTAGCGGTATACGGCGGGTCTGATTACGCCGTTACGTCAGACGGCGGCGACTACACAGTGCATTGTGTGATCGGCGTCGACCCCGAGAAGCGGATGTACCTTCTCGATCTCTGGCGCAAGCAGGCCGCATCGGATGTCTGGATCGAAGCATTCTGCTCGATGGTGAGGGAGTGGAAACCCCGCGAATGGGCGGAGGAGCATGGCCAAATCAAATCGGGCGTCGGGCCGTTTATTGACCGGATGCAAAGAGAGCGCAATGCCTATGTCTACCGTCGGGTGTTTCCAACCCGTGGAGATAAAGCAGTGCGGGCACAATCGATACGAGGTCGAATGGCCCTTGACGGACTCTACGTCCCCGCTAACGCATCGTGGCTCCCAGACCTTCGTTCTGAACTGCTTTCTTTCCCTGCTGGCAAGCACGACGACATGGTCGACGCACTAGGTCTTATAGGCCAACTCCTGGATTACATGGTCGAAGGCGTGCCACTCCCCGAGCCCGAGAAGAAGAACAAGAACTCGACGGGCTATCAACTCCTGGATCTTCAGGGATTTCGCGACAACGACTGGATCTCATACTAGATGGCGCTCGAACAATCCTATACCTCGTCCCCTGCGGGCTCTCCGCAGCCGGGGTCGGGGCCTCAGCCTGCCAAAAAGGAAAACTATTGGCCGCTGGAGAAGCTCCGCAAGTGCTACACGGATTATTTGTTTTCCAAGCGGGACGAAATCAACGAGCAGATCGACGCGCGCAGATACTATCACGGATCGCACTGGACCAAGGAGCAGATAGCCGTACTTAAAAAGCGCAAGCAGCCGGTGATGACCTTCAACCGCATTGCCAGGAAGATAGATGGCGTTGTCGGCACGATCGAGCGTCTGAGGCAAGACCCCAAAGCCTATGCCCGCACGCCCATGCACCTGCAGGGGGCGGACCTTGCCACCGCGGCCGTCCGATACGTCCTCGATGAGCAGGAATGGCGGGCCAAGTCCCCGCAGGTTGCCCACGACGGGGCCGTAGACGGCATCGGCGGGATCGAACTCGAGATCGTTCAGGGCGATCAGGGCGACCCCGAGATTGGCTTCGAGGTCGTAGATATTGCGTCGTATTTCTACGATGCCCGCTCGTTCCGCGATGACTTCACGGATGCGAGGTTCCAGGGGATCGGGAAATGGGTGGACCAGGACATTGCCAAGCAGATGTTTCCTGATGCTGCGGACTCGGCATGGTCGACCGACACCGAACTCACCTCCAACTCCGACCGTGAGCAGCGCTGGTTCTCGACGGCCTCTGGCGTCAAGAGAGTTCGTCTGGTCGACATCTGGTATCAGCACAATGGCGGCTGGTGCTGGGCGATCTTCACCGGCTCTGCCGTCCTGATGGAAGGCAAGTCCTGGCTCAAGGACGAGAAGGGCAAGGACATCTGCAAGTACCAGATGTTCTCCGGCAACGTCGACCAAGACGGGGATCGTTATGGTTTCGTCCGCAACATGAAATCCGCGCAGGATGGATTGAACGCAAAACAATCCAAGATGCAGCACATGCTGGCATCCAAGCGCATCTTCATCACGAGAGGCTCCGTCACT